ATCGTCTACCTTTGTATCGTCTACCTTAGTATCGTCTACCTTTGTATCGTCTACCTTTGTATCGTCTACCTCTTCATCTGTTTCTTCGTCTTTTTTGGTCAAATCTATGATAGCGCCTGTCTCTTCTACTTCTTTAGTATCATCAATAACAGTTGTATCGACATCAATATCTCTCCCATCTAAAACTGCAGCAGAATCATTATCAACAGGTAAACCTATGGATGTCCTATAATTTTGAACTGCTTCAGAGTAGTCTGCTGCACTTGTGTACTCTTTTCCTTGAAAATGATATGTGTTAGTATTTGGATTAAAATAGTTTTCTGTTGAACCAGAGCCAGTACCAGAGGAAGTTCCTGTTTTAACCATCTTAGATTCAATACCACTGCCAGGCTCCCCTGCAACTTTAGTGTACTCTATACCATCAACAACAACTTTATCTCCTATATTAGAACCTATAGAAGCATCTTTTAAAGTACTATGTGTGTCTTCTTTAATTGTTGTTCCTGTAACTTCTGTGCCAACTGTAGAAGTACCTGTAGTACCTGCTGCTGCACCTGTAACTTCTGTGCCAACTGTAGAAGTACCTGTAGTACCTGCTGCTGTCTCTGCTTCTTGAATTACAGCGTCAGGTATATTAGCTTCTGATTGTAATTCTACTAATAATTTTGAGGCTAATTCTGGATTTCCACTTTCTTGTGCTATTTTAATTTGATTAATGCGATTATCAAAGTCTTCTGGTTTAGGTGCAGCACTTACGGTTCCAACATTTTTCAACAACTTATTTTCTGCATTATATTGTTGTGACTCTTCTTGCAGTTGATTTACTGTTTTACCTTGTTTTTCTGCTCTGTATTTCAAAGTAAGATCATTACCTTGTTTGTGTACAGCCGCCTCTATACTATATGGATCAACAGATTTTGCTGACATATCTGTAAAAAACTTATTATAATCATCTCTAGAGTTTAACTCTACGTTTGTATTCTTAGCGTGATTTAAGTACGCTTCTGCAAAACCTTTTTGAACCCTAACTTTACTACCATCAGGAAAAGTAATCATGGCCGAATCGTCTTGCGCACCTGTGGCTACATCTGTTAATACAGGTCCACCTTCGTTCATACCGATACCTGACAGGGGTTCACCCTCTACACGTTGCTTGGCTATTTCAGTATAGCGTCCTAGCATAGAACCAGCAGAAGGTGTGGCTGCAACAAATGCATCCATCTGTTCTTTTCTTGCTGGGCCATCATACCCTAGTTCAGTTAGTAACTGATATGTTTGTTGAGTATTAAAACCTTTAAACTTAGCCATTTATGTCACCATGTATATTATTAAACCTAGCATCGCTGCTCCAGTTATTATGATTAGTATTGAAAGAGTCCAAGTAACTATTGCTTCTTGTATCTCTGCTTTACGATACTCTTGGTCTTTCTTCTTCTTGCGTATCTTTCCTTCAGTAGCAACAAGCTCATCCCATGCAGATGGCCCCATGCTGAAACTGATCCAATCCTTTAGCTCTTTTCTCATAGATTCAGCTTTTCTTTTAGCTGTAAATATTTCTAGAGCTTCTGCCTCAACAGATCCTCCATTAAGTGCTTTCCACCAAGGAGGGTTTTTATTTTTTTGTTCAGCATAGGACAGGTCACTCATAGCACCTGCCCATTGTGTCAACTGTCCTGACATATCTTGTAGGTCTTTACCTACTTGAAAGCCTTTCTTGAGCGCATTAAATGCTACAGTCGCACCACCTATGATGGTAACTGGGTCCACAAGCACTCTCCCTACTTTTAGTGTGGTTTATTTAAATGTCATCCAAACTGCTGTTGCTATAAAAGTAAGTACTGCTACTGTTCCCATTTTTACTGTCGTAGCCCATATACTTTTTTTAGTTAGTCTCCAAGCATCTAACAGTCCACGCATCTCACGTATATCATTAGCTGCGCTGGCATCCTGTAAACCTAACTCATGCAATGCTTTACTTGCACCTTTCTTAGCAGCACGATCTAACATATTTTCTAGTTGTTCTTCTGTTAACTCTATCATTTGGCTATCGCATAAAAAAGATATTTTGCATTACTTACATTCATATAACGTGCTGAATCGTAGTTTATTATAATCCCAGAGTCAGCAGGATCAACTATGTCAGAGTCTGTTACTTTTTCACTTGTGTCATTCAAAAACCAAAATGTATCGTTTCCTGATACAATCCCATGATGATCTGTGAACATTAACCAAGGGCTAGTTCCATCAATTCTTTTAACGATAAATAAAGCACACCCTGAACTAAACCCACAGTCAATTGTCTGATTAGTACCATTACCTGTGAAAGTTCCAACCTTTGAAACACCATCGACTGTGCCAAATAAATTAGCAATATATCTTTGACCCGACTGATTAACCTGAGTCCAAGTGCCTAAACTTATATTGGTATCTGTTGGTGCTGTACCATTCCACGCTGTTGAGATAGTTTGTTCATCAAAGTCTTGGTCTAAAAGAATATAGCCGTTTGTTGTTGATGTTAAACTTTTGTGCCAAACAACCCAGTTACTTGTACTGCTTGTCTTCTTAATCCACATCATCTCAGGAGCTATCCCTAAATTGTGGCCCTGCGTTCTGTTTGCTCCTGTACCATTCCAATGAACTTGATCATAATAATTTGGTGCTCTTGACCACATAATTCCATCGTAGTTATCGCTTTCTACACCTAAAAACCCATCATTAAAATCCCACTTACGATCTGTGTCATCTTGAGCCGCGCTGGTTGCTTCTGTAAAAAGTTTTTTATGTCCTGTTAATCTATGATAAATTCTTCTATTTGCAGTGCCACTTGAGGTGTAAAGATTAAGCACTAGGTCAGTGATAAAATTACTTTTATATTGTGGTATTTCATCATCAAATCTATCTACCACGGCAAACACGTTACTTGCTTTTGTAGGAATTGCCATTGGTCCTCTTCGTATTGCCATGTACGCATAGGTTTGCGTTGCATTAAAAATGTTAATGTCACCCAAAAGCCCAACCCTAAAACCATTATTAATGGGTATGATACCCCCTGCAGTTCCATCCCCACTTTCAGCATCATTTGTATTCCATTGTAAGTAAGGATTATTAGAAATACCGTCTGCTGCCCCTCCTGTTAACATGTTTTGAACATGCCAGTTTCCAGTTGTACTGATTGCTTTAGCCATAATAAATTGAGCTTCAAATCCTAGATTTACATCTATTTCACTAGCAGATCCGTCTGATTGATACGTGCCGCATTTGATGATATCTTGATCCCCTGTAATACCAAAACCACCATCGCCATTATTATGTGCAAATAAATATGCCACGTAACTTGAATTATTTCCATTGACTGCTTCATCAGTGCCTACATAAAAATTACTTGCGTTTGGTTGCGTTGTTGTAAATAAAGCGTTGTTTGTATTTTTTGCATTAGTATCATTTAGAAGTAAAAATTCACCTGCGCTTAAACTATTATGCCACACTATCCAGTTTTGTTCATTTTGCGAACTAGTTTTCTTAACTATAATCATCCCAGGAACGGAAGCTAAACTATGGCTTATTGCTCTATTGTCGCTTCCGTTGCCTGTCCATGTTATTACATCAAAAAATTTAGGGGCCTTTTTCCAAGACCACGACTGATAAAAATAGCTTGAATTATTTACCCTACTTTGAGTGCCTACCCTAAAACCATTTGCAGTAAAGTCTGTCATATAACCAGAAGAAGGTGTATTATCTGTGGTTGCACTAGAATTAAGGAAATTATTTGCCCCTCTTACTGTATCGTTAATAATATGGCTTACGGCACTACCACGAGACTTAATCCAAACCATTCCACTTTCAGCAGTACCAGATACATAATTAACACCTCCTTGAGCAAAAGAAACTCTTCCAGTGGCAGTAAAGTCACCGCCAGTGCCTAAGTTTTTACCAATAGCGTAGTCCTCTGTTAAAGGACAGTACATAATAGGATTTAATGCAGATAAAGTTGAGACAGCAGTAGCGCCACCGTTAGAATCAATAAAAATCCTACGATTAGATTCTGTAGATAAATCACGATAGGTGTAGTCAAGAAATACATGAGCTAATCTACCTTCTAAAAAATCGCCAGAGCGACCAGGCCCTCCTCCAAGCGTATGATATTGACGGCTAAATTCTATAGGGTCATTGTCGTAATTACTAAAAGAAAAGTGATTTGTCTCATCCGTATCGTCAACGTAAATATATCTATTTGAACTATTTCCTAACTCCATAGATATTAAGATATGTACCCAGCCAACTTTAAGATTAAGTGAGCTAGATGTTGCTGATAATCTTCTACTAGATCCTTGCCAACCATATATAACTATATCGTTACCGTTTTTAATAAACACCTGAAAAGAATAAGTACCATCGTCAGCACTATATATGTAATGATTTCCACTATCATTCCTTCTAAAAACCCAAGCACTAAAAGTAAAAGTTTTACTATCAGAGTTACTACTAAAGTCACTATCTCGCCCTAAGTAATCGCTATTACCTCCAAGCCTAGTACTAGTGCCTAAACCAAAATTTCCAAGAGTAAGACCTGTTTCGATGGTAGTGCCATTTTCTTCAACACCTTTCCAAGAGTTAAGGCTAAAAAGGCTTTCTACATTTGGGCCTTCAGCAGGTCCTCCTGCACCACCGCCTAAAAGCTGCATCATTATACCTGACATTAACTTACGTTCCCTGATATTACGCAGACAGTTCCGCTTATAAATAAAATTGTACAGACCCCTCTAGTTGCAAGAGTCACACTGCTTTTATCTTCATCTGTACCTGCGATATACGCAGTTGTAATTGAGCAAGTCACGGTAACATCTCCGCTTGTGTTGTTAAAAACAGAAACAGCATCCCCTGCTGAAAATGTACTGTTTGGAATTGTTATTGCACCACTTGATCCAACCTCTATAAAGTTACCTACATCTCCTGTAGCTAAAGTATAGCCTGATGTTTTGGCAGAGCCAGACTGAGGGATGGCTCTTATTTTACCGTCTGCATCGCTTATAACAAGTGAAGAATCAATAGTCATAGCGGTTGAACTGCCATCTCCGATACGAAACTCATCAGCGCTTCTTGCTACTTCTAAAAACCAATTGTGTTCTGTTCCTCCAGAAGACTTCCCTTGAATTTTTAATTTTGTTGATTGGTTGTTATTAGCTGCTAATATTTCAGCACCACCGTCATGTGCTTGTGAGTTTGAAATAACGTTGCCACCAAAGGTAGCTCCTGCATTAAACGTAGCTGCTCCTGCTGCTGACATATCAAGGGTAAGGGCAACTATTGTACTACCACCATCTTCTCCACTAAATTTAATGTCTTTATCATTAACAAGTGACCTCATCTCAAAATCACTACTGTTATTTTTTAATAGACCAATACTTGTACCACCATCCTTAAAAAAGAAATCACCACCATCAGCATCAAGAATAATATCGCCACCAACATCTATGGTAAAATCACCACTTTCAGATAAACTAGCACCAGTTAGAACAGTATTACCAACCTTAATTGTATTGTTGAAAGTAGCCGCGCCAGCGTCGGACATATCAAGGGTGAGGGCAGTTACAGTTGATCCACCATCGTTGCCTTGAAAAACCATATCTCCATCAGATATTGCAGAATAAAAATAATACCCTGCATTATTATTACTTGCTAATTGACCAAATTGAGTGCCACCATCTTTTAAAAGAATATTTCCACCATCAGCATCAATAGTAATATTACCACCAACATCAATAGTAAAATCTCCACCATCGGATATAGTTGAATCATTGATTGTTATATCATCTACAGTTAGAGCAGTTAGTGTACCTAGTGATGTAATATTAGTTTGCGCTGCTGTTTGTAATGTACCAGATAATTGAGTTGCTGTCAACCTTCCTGTACTTGGATTGTAAGTAAAACCTGTATCAGTTTCTAATCCTTGACTTCCTGTAGCACCATCAACAAACACTGGAAAAATAGTTTCATTTGCAGTATTGTTTGCAGATATAGTTACTTGTGTGGCTAGGGCTGCTGTACCTGTAGTATCCTGATTGAGTGTACCCACTGTAAAATCTAGAGTACCATCACCGTCTTGATACGCTACTGTAATGCCACTTTCAGTGTTGCTAGATACCATAGCTCCTACAGTATCCTGAATAACTTCTGATAAGTCTATATTCGCACTGCCATCAAAACTTACACCATGTATGTTCACTGCAGATGCTAAAGCTGTAGCAGTTGCGGCATTACCTGTTGTGTCTTGATTAAGTGTACCCACTGTAAAGTCAATCGTATTATCAGCGTCTTGATAAGTTACTGTAATACCGCTTTCAGTATTAGAGGATACCATTGCTCCCACAGTATCAGAAATAAATTCGGCTAGAGGTGTTTCATTAACTGTTATTGCATCTGCCTCTAGTGTACCATCTACATCCACATCTCCAGATATATCTAAAGAAGCCGCAATAAGCCCATCAACCTGTAAGTCTTCGTGATTAGAACCTAACTTTAACTCAAACTTTGGACCTGTAGTGTTGTATGTAAATGTAGCATCGTCACCACTGCCACCTTCTAGTGTAATACCTGCACCGTTGACTACAGCAGATGTACTGTTGCCACTATCAAGAACAATGTTGTGATCATTAAGATTTACAGTCGTAGAGTTTACTGTTGTGGTTGTGCCTGATACAGTCAAGTCACCTGTAACTGTAAGATTATCTGCGACTGTAACCTCTGAGGTGCTGTGTCCTAATGTAATAGCTGTGCCTGATACTCCTGTACCAATAGATACAGACTCACTGCTGTTACCTGTGTCAACTACAAAGTAAGCATCTGACCCTTGTTTAATTGTAAAGGCAGTAGCTGAGTTATCAGATACAGCTACGTTAATATCTGTACCGTCAGCACTAATAGAGTCCAGTGCAATGTCACCAACGTTGGTAATGTTGTTATCACCAAAACTTACATTGTCACCAAATGTTTTGTTTGTTAGTGTGTCTGTGGTAGTTTTACCTACTAAAGTATCTGTGGTAGCAGGTAGTGTGAGTGTTATGTTTCCACTAAATGCTGAGTGAGCAGGAGCTTGTAGTTGAGCATAGTGTGCATTAGAAGACTCACAATAAAATCTAACATATGATTGTGCTCCAGAGTTTTTAATAGAGATAGCACCTGACTGCATATCAATACCGTTAGAGCCATCTATCCTAACAACACCTGAACCATTGGGTGTTAGTGTAATGTTACCGTTCGATACAGATACAATATCTTCTCCGTTAACATCAAGAGAACCCCCTAGTTGTGGTGTAGTATCTTCTACTACGTTAGCTATACCTGATCCAGATACAGCTAAACCAGAAACTATAGTGCTACGTGTAATCTTTTTAAGTCCACCACCAGATGTATCTACAGCGAGAAATACGTCATCGTTAGCTACAGTGCTGATCTCAGATAAATCACCTACACCAGTAGGATTAAAGTTTGTACCGTCTGCAATCAACAAATGACCTGCAGTGTTAGTACCCATAGTGAGATCATCACCGCCAACGGTAAGATCACCTGTAAGTGTAAGGTTTCTTATACCAGTGTAGTCTTTGTTAGAATCAAGCACAACTGCTTTAGATGCAACGGCTGTACCTACAGCAGTACTACCTAAGTCAAGAGCGTTAAGTTCTCCAACAACTGCTGTTATGCCATCTAGTGTATTTATCTCTGCTGCTGTAGCATCAACTGCAGCTAGTTTAGTGAAGTCTGCTTGTACTAATCCTGATACACCATCTAGTAAGTTTAGTTCCGTAGCACTTGCTGTTACATTAGTGCCACCTATGTCAAGCGTAGTTACAGATAGTTCACCTGCAACTGTGGCAATACCGTCAGCGACAGTTATAAGATCCGTATCATCTGTATGCCCTATAGTAGAACCATTTATTACTACATCATCTATATCAAGAGAGCCGCCTGTAATTAATCCAGTAGTTGTAATAGTACTAGAGCCAGTGTCAATAGTGCCAAAACCTGATGTAATACTACCTGAGTTAAGTGCTCCTACTGTTGTTGCTGCAGTAGTAACTAAGTTAGGCATTGCCGTTATTTCATCATCAAAATATGCAGCCAGATCTGTAACAGCAACTTGTACCATTGTGCCGTTGTCGTTTAGTACAACACGATCTGCATCTGCTACAGTAGTAGAGGTAGCCGAAGTATCTCCATCTAGGATATTTATTTCAGCAGCCGTACTAGTTACACCATCAAGAATATTTAACTCTGCTGCAGTGCTTGTCACTCCATCTAAGATATTAAGCTCTGCTGCTGTTGAAGTTACCCCATCAAGAATATTAAGCTCTGCTGTAGTAGATGTAATGCCATCTAGTACGTTTAGCTCTATTCCAGTAGCTGTAACAGCAGTACCATCAATAGAAAGGGTATCTATTTCTGCTGTACCATCAATAAATATATTACGCCATTGTTGACTTGCAGAACCTAAGTCATAGGTATCATCGTCATCAGGTATAATGCTAGAGTCAACGTCAGCACCAAATACAACATTGTCAGAAGCGGAGTCACCAAGTGTTAGTGTACCACCATTAAATGTAGTAGTGCCTGTAACAGTAGCGTTACCTGCCACAGTAAGATTACCACCTACTGCTAAGTTACCTGATATATCTGCAGCACCATTGATGTCAATAGTGGTAGCTGCAATTTGTATTTCAGTGTCAGCAACAAGATCAAGCTGACCATCAGCACTAGAATTAATATAAATAGCAGTATCACGAAACTGTAACTTTTCTGTCGAAGCAACAAGTATATCATCAGAAAACTCAAAGTAGTCCTCGTCTTCCATCCATTTTATTACACCATCATTAGATTCGCCATCAAAGGTAAGTGTAATGTCTGTACCTGCAGTACCTGCACCAAAGGTTAAACTATGTCCTGCCATCGTACTAATAGGACCACCTTCTCCTGTTGTACCATCGTGTGTGTGTCCTGTACTAGCTGCAAAGGCTGCGAGAAGCTGATCAAACTCATCATTAGTGTCTGATGCTTGTATTACGTCACCCTCTGAGTATGTAGACTGTCTTGTATATGTAGCGCCCATTAACGTCTAGCTCCTAACTGATATTCTAATTGAAATCCCTTTAGTGAATATGGAGGAGACTCTCCATTGTCATCCACTCTTAATGCAACAGTAAAACCTGAACCTTCTACAGGCTGTCTTACAAGAGGTTGCGAACCACCCCCATAGACAAACTGTGTTGTAGATGACGCAGTAGTATATGTAGATACACCATACTGTGCTCCTACTGAAGCTGTGCTTAAACTATATGGTGCAGGTCTTGCCGCACCTGTTGACTCATTGTCATAACGTAAAAGTAAGTCAGCACTTAAAGCACCCTCTGGTGCATAGTTTAGTATAACTCTGTGCATTAACTTTCTAATCCCGACATCTCCGAAGTTTAAATCAGGACTTCTGTATCTTCCTTGTATTGCAGCACCATCAAAGTTATCCCCTTTTTCTTGTCTCATAATAAAACCATCAAAAGTACCGTGAATAACTTGTACATCACCCTCGTCTACAAATGTATCTGTGGTAGAGGGTTTTATACCTAAAGTTTCAGCAAACTCAAAGCCATCGCCCTTCATAACACATATTATACCTTTTGTTCTTTTTTGTACACGTCCATCTTTACTAAAGAATAATCTGTACTGTGTTTTGTCTGGTAGAACAACACTATCAAAAAGAGATGCATCTGCTATTTGATCATCAAACAAAGACTGTACTTTTTTAGATATTGTTCCTAGCTCAACGTCACCAATCCTAGCAGTACCAGCAACAGTCCTTAAACCATCAGGACCAAGAAAGATTAGATCACCTGCAAATTCTTGAATCGTGTTGCCGTTAACACATCCGATATTTCTGGTTACAGGCTCAACTGCAAAAGAACTTAGACCACTGCCTGTAAGTTTAAATATTCTATTCTCGCAAAATATAAATAGGTTGTCACGAAATACTTTTAATCCTACAATTGTATCATCTACTTTGATAGTTCCAGCACCGTCTGATGCGTCAAAACCATCTTCGTCAAAAGGTTCGCTAAAAACTAACGTTTGCGGTGTAGCAGATTTACCTGCATAAAACATGTGATTTCTAAAAGCAGCAACAAATTTAGAACCTGATACTGAGCTTTCACTAACGTCTGTGGCGGTCATTGATGAGTTAAATACTACAGGAGCGTTAGTACCATCAACACAAATTAATTTATTGTTGCCGTCAAAATTAAATCTTTCAAAAGCGTACTTACCTGCACTAGTTCTGCCTGTATCTCTTTCAGTCCAACTTTCAGATACGGTATCTGTTTTTGCGTGGTTTGCTGCAGTTGTACTTGAGGTTGCTCTAGTTACACCTGTAAAGGTTCCAGATGTTATCCCTGTGTATGTAAATATTTCACTGTTTATTTGAAGCGTACCACTAGATGAAAAACCTGTTGTTGACTCTACTGAAATAGTTCCAGAGCCTGTCATGGCAGTAGTAGATACTATCTTCAGAGAAAGCTCTGTCGTACCTGCTGAAAATATTTTTTCGCCTCTGGCTGCAACTACCCTATCCGAAAATATAGTAGACATTAAAATCTTTTCACTAGAGGTATTGGTTTGAGGAACTATGTGATTAATGAACTTGCGAAAACCACTTATACGCCTGTATCCACCTTCAACATCAGGCTCAAAGTTTTGTAAAACTAATGCCTCTCCAGGTTGCATAAGAAAGGTGGACCTGTTTAAAACTAGTCCACCCTCGCAGTTAAATGCTGCTGGCTGTATTGTTGATGTATCTGGCATATTAAGATACTCTTAGTACTGGATTGTAAGTTGTGGTAGCACCACCCATTAATGTTGATCTCACATAATCGTACTTGTTTATTACAAGGGTTTGCATATTTTTTATACCCTGTTGAAATCTATCGAAGTTTACTTGATACTGTTGTATCTCTCCACGATACTGATACACATAAGCCACTGCACCATCTATTAGGACAGTTGCAAATCTATCTGGTATTGTGGTTGTGTCTGTAGCTGCAGATAAATCAGAAGGGAATGTAAAGTAATCAAATATTAATGTGTACTGCTTATCAGGAAAGGGATACAATATGTAATTGTTATCAGGTGTACGTACTATAAATCTAGGAACACCGCCTTTTGTAAACTGAGTCACTGTTGTGCTATTTGCTATGGCTGCTGCTGTGGTGCTGTTAGCACCTCTGGTACATCCTGTAAAGTCATTACCTGATATACCTGTATAAGTTATTTGCTCTCCACCTATAAATAAAGTTCCTGTAGAGTCAAACCCTGTGGTAGATGCAACTGTTATTGTAGTGACTCCTGCTGATAATCCATCTGTTGCATTAACAGTTGTAGAAGAAACATCATCTTCTTGTACAGCATAGTCTCTTGATATATACTCATTATAATTTAATTTAGTTAGACTATTACCTGCTGAAGTTAAATCTTCATCTTTTTTTATTCTTGCTGTGTTGTAGTCTATGTACTTTGTGCTTGTTGGAATAGTGTACTTAGCAACGCCAGGTGTAAGTGTAGAGGAGTTTGATGCATGATTGAAAGGATATGCAAACTCTCTCTGATTAATATATCTTATAGATTCATTGACAGCATTTTTACACTGTGTCTGTATACCTCTAGGACTCAAAAAGTTAGAGGCTGTGAGTTCTACCTCGTTCATCCTAACTAGTGTTTTATTTGTCAGTGTAAGAAACGTTTCTGCCATAAGTACTTCCTAATATGTGATAAGGGGGCCAGTTGCCCAGCCCCCAAAGTATTATGCTAGTAGATCACGATCTACTTCATTAGCAGATGAGGACTGTGTTACGTCATCCATCTGTACACAAACAGCGTATACACGTATGATACCACCAGTGATAGTTCCACCTGACGCATGAATCTCTACGTCAATAGTGTCTGCTGATGCAGTAAACACTGGTAAGTTAGAACATACACCTGAAGATGTAATCGCAGGAGTGTGATCTCCTACTGACGCACCGTCTAGGTCAAATGCCGTAGCAAAAATGTCTACGTCTGTTCCTGTGATACCAACATGGATAGAAGAGTCCGTAGTAGTACCTGCCATTGCAGTTACAACTTCAAAACCTGCATGTAGGATCAAAGTGTTTGCAGGAACAGCGATAGCTTCAATAATATCATTTGCCGCTAACGCAGTACCACCGTTTTGTAATATAGCATCTGCAAGATCTATATCATTCTGCAAAGTAACTAAGCTGCCACGAAGCTGCTTATTGCCAGTACCGCCATTGTTGGAAGTAGAGGCTGAGTTTGTGCTCATTGAAATAGTAGCCATTGTTCAATCTCCCTTCTTACGCTGCGTTGTACTTAGCTGTTACAATACCTTCTGGACGAAGGATCTTTCTACCATATAGGTGCATACCACGAACAATGTCACTGAATGAATCAGGGTCACGATATGATTCTGTTTTGTTGATCTGCTCTGCAGTTGCTACTGCTGAGTCATGTCCACCAACGATCACACCAAAATTAGCGTTTTGGTTTGCTGATCCTGTTGTACCTGGCCCTGTTCCTACTGCTGGTAGGTTTGAAGACACGTACATACGGAAGCCGTGAAAGCTGTTGACTACAAGACCGTTACGAAGACCACCAGACTCACCGAAGTCAGCATTTAAGAAGCGTGAGTCTTCATCACGAAGTAGCTCCATAAACACAGGGTCAACAACAAGCCATCTGCCATCTGTATCAACTTGTTGTTGATCTAGCAAACGAGCCATACGAGCTACAACCATTGCTGGTGAAGCTGTTGCTGTTGGTAGTGCTGTCGCACCTGGCAAACGTGCTGCTAATGGGATAGAGTGATCCCCTGCAGAACTTGTTGTGATATTGCCAAATGAGTCCTTACGTAGTTTCATTGATGTCAACAATTCATCTGAACCAGCAGTGATTACAGACTTAGAACCATTTACAGTTGTGTTAGCTGTATCTGCTCCTGAGTGTAATGCTGACTGTTTGAAACCAGAAAGGTATCCAAGCACGTCTTGGTCATACTGATCTTTTAGACGATACGCTGCACGATCTGTTGCAAGTTGCATAAAGTTTACGTGACTGTGGGCTTCCTCTATGTCATCCATCTTAAAAGCAAAGTAGTTCGCTTTGTCAATAGTTAACTGAAAGTCCTCATCGTCTAAATCTTGTGCTGTGACAGTTGTGCCACGTGTATAAGCTTGCACTGAGATTTCAGGTTCTTTGATAATCTGAACCGTATCCCCTTGTGCGCTTATCTCTCCGAAATAATCGGAGTTAGTTATTTCTCCTACAACAGTACTCTTGCGGAAAGCAAGCTGTACCTGTTTGGAGTAGATTACTGGGCTAAAATTACCATTAGGTAAATTGCCGTAACCTGACGCTGATGAAAAAGCCATGATAAAATCCTCCATTAGATGTTTGGCTTAAGTTAGTAAGCTAACACTTTGAAAGAGGCTAGTAGTTCTAGGGTGCGAGTACCATACACTTTGGCCTTTGTGTACAGCATCGGGCCTATACTTAACTAGGTAGGTCTTACTTAGTAGTTGGGCTTAGTTAAGAAAAGCACAAAGGTAGCTAATAATAGGGCTTTATGCTTTTACTTCATAAACATAGTTATATATACTTAATCTACTATGTCAATAGTTTTTTATCGTGCACCACCAGAAATATCATATACAAAATTACCTGCTTGTATAGCTTTCATAATATCTTCTGATCGTGCTTCATATTCTCTAGCAGACATTTTCTGTACTTGTGACTCTAGAATCTGTCCTGCTACACCTTCACCGTCAATCTTAGTTGTTCTTTTTGTCTTGACTTGTGATGCTGCTTCTTTAGTTGTTCTCTTTTTAGACTTGATGTCCATGCCGTTGTCAACCTTAAACAGGTCAATGACACGTACAACTGATCTTGGATCGTCTTGATTCTCGTACAGAGCGTCTTGTACCCACTTGGGTTGCTCCCCTGCCCAGTTATGAAAGTCGTCGCTTTCACGTAACTCATCAAAGTCAGGGTGTATTTTTCTTATAGCGTTCTCTGATTTAGTGCGTTGGGTTTCTGCATTAAGTTGATCTATCTCTTGTAGCCTCTTGTCTGCCTTTGCAAACTTTTCTTCAGCTATCTTAGCAGCTTTTGTTTCTACAATGCTTGCTATCTCTGGATACTTTTTAGTCCAAGCATCTATCTCTTCGTCTGACTTAGGTGGTAGTAGCTGGCCTTTTGCAGCTTCTTCCATCTGAGCTTTTAGTTCTTTTATTTCTTCAGACTGTTTGTTTAAGTGCTTGCGTAAATCGCTGTACCGTTTCTTATACGTTCTTTCTTCAGCAGATAGCGTTTCTTCTTTAGCTTCTGTATCGGCCTCTTTCTTTTCGGTACTCTCTTCTTCGGTAGGACTCTCTGTTCTTCCCTCCATGAGGGCTTTAAGTTCTGCCTCATCCTGCTCTATTCGTTTTCTATTAGCTGTGAGGGTTGACTTGTTTTGTACAAATCCTGCATTCTTTGGTGTTTCCACTTCTGTTAGTTCTGGCATGTTATTACTCCTTATGTTGGGGCCAGCCGTAGCTGGGTAGCCTTATTGTTATATGGATTTATGGTGTTGGTTCATTAACTCCTGGTGTATCTTCTTCCTCTTCTTCAGAGGTTTGTTGAGGTGGGTCTGGTCTAAGAGGGGGTCTTACCCTACCTCCTGTACCAGTGTAGTCACCATAAATAGGTTCATAATCACCGCTACCGCCTGGATCACTACCCTCTTCGTAAACAACTGGTAATGGTGTTACCGTAGGATCTTCTTCTTCTTCCTCTCCTCCACCAAATAAGTTTTTCCAGCTAAATGGTTTCTTGTTTTTAAAATAATCTATTTCTGCTTTAGCTTTAGCTACAGCATCTTCATATATTTTTATTTTAGCAGGATCTTTTTCTGTTTCTAGTTTACCTTGTGCTGCTTCAAGTATTGACTGTGCTTTTTTAGCTGCCTCAGATTCCATTTGATTAACTAATTTAGGTCCAGTGTATATTGCGCCTGGGCCAGTTATGGTAACTGCAGCAAAGCCAGCAAAAAACTTTCCTATTGGATCTATTCCTACGCCTTTTCTTTTACCGTAAGCTTCCCATAGTCTAGTTCCTTCTTCATCCCACTTTGATACATCTGTATTAGCCCATGTCTTAGGTGGTTCAGGTGGATCACTATCATCATCAGACGGTGTTACTTGTTCTATTGCCTCTACTACTTCTTGACCTTTCAGAACGTAACCTTCAGGTATAGGGCTAAGTGGTCTACCATTAAAAAATATTATTTGTAGTTCTGGTTTTGTAGGATGTACGTAAATCTTATACTCATAACCTACAAATCTTTTTGCTCCACCGTAGCCACCATAGCCACCACCCATAGGAGGAGGTATTTCTGTACCTGATCCTGGTACTTCATCTACTTCACCACCATTTGATAGCTTTTGTATTTCGCCACCTTCTTGCATTTGTTGTGGTGACTCACCTGATGTAACTTTTTCTGCAGCTTCTTCTACTTCTAGTTCGTCATCTCTAAAGAAAGACTCTTCACCTTTTTTGATACGTTCAAAACCTTGTTTAGCTGCATCTTGTAAACCTTCAAAGAACGCTGTGCCGTAATAACGTCTAGTAGCAGCGTCTATCATAAACTCGTTGGGGCTTGCCATGATAGGTATGTCATCTCTGACTTCTTCTGGTGTAGCTCCAACAGGTGCTATGTTACCACTTACAGGGTCTTGTTTCTCACTGAGTATCTCATCCATCTCACGTTTCATAGAACGCGTAGATTGAAACATTGGTGCGTCAGTCTCTGCCATTTATTTCATCCCTTAAAAATGTCAATCTTCTTAGAGCAGCTATCTCACCTTGAGCACGATACACACCTTCTATAGATGTCTCTTGTTCTAGTTTACGCTGTGCTACTTCTATCTTTTCATTAAGTAAATTAACAAACCCATCCCATAGAGGCTTGTCGTTTACTAGCTTTTTTACTATCATGTACCTGTGAACCCTTGTTCACCTGGCGTTGGAACTGTGCCTGTTCCTATGGTTCCTCCACCTGCACCTGTAGTATCTTGTACTCCTGTACCTGCTGGTGGTGCCGGAGCAGGTTGCTGCCCCTCTTGTTCAGGTGTTTCAAGTGGCGCTATACCTTCAGGGGGTTCTGGTGGTGCAGCAAACTTCTTAAGTATCTCAGCTTGTATAGCTGCGTCACCAAGTGAGTTAGTTACTTTGTCAGGATCTAAGTCCATGCTCTTAGCTATCTCACGAATGATGTAGTCTGATTTTACAAAAGGCTGTAGCATAGGATTAGAAGCTACACCTAAGAACTGCATGAGGCGCTGGGAGCGTACCTCGTTAGCCATAAGACTTTCTGTGCCTTGTGCTT